AGAAGACAACTGCTAGAAGGTAACTGGGATGTAGCAGAAGGTGCAGCATTTGCAGAGTTTACTACAGATGTACATGTCATAGCTCCTTTTGAATTACCAGCTTGGTGGGAAAGAATAAAAGGAATTGATTATGGTTATGCTGCAGAAAGTTGTTGTCTATGGGGTGCTATAGACCCTGATGATAAGACCATCATTATATATAGAGAGTTATACAGAAAAGGTCTAACAGGGGAAGCACTTGCTGACACAATAACACAAATGGAAGAGAATGAAGTTAAATCTATTCCGGGTGTATTAGATACTGCTGCATGGGCAAGAACTGGATATACAGGTCCTACTATTGGAGAAACACTTGTCAATAGAGGACATAAATTAAGAAGAGCTGATAAGAATAGGATAGCTGGTAAGACTCAAATACATGAGCATCTAAGACAGCGAGAAGCAGGAAGACCAAGGTTACAAATATTTAGTAACTGTGTAAACTTAATAAAAGAATTACAAGGTATTCCATTATCTACAACTAATCCGGAAGATGTAGATACTAAAGCTGCTGACCATGCATATGATGCACTTAGATATATGATAATGAGTAGACCTAGAATGGACCATCCTTATGATAGAATGTTAAGAATTAAATCAGACATCTATCAACCTTCAGATAACAATTTTGGATATTAGATGGAAGAAAATACATTTTTAAACGCTGACAATATTTACGAAGAAGTTGAAGGTGAAGCTGGTAAAACATTATCTTTAGAAGAAGACCAACAAAGAAATCTTATTGGTATTATTAAAGGTAGGTATGCTCAAGCAGAAAATGCTAGAGATATTGCTGAAAAAAGATGGATTCAAGCATACGAAAACTACAGAGGTTTGTATGCTAAAAATGTTAAGTTTAGAGAATCTGAAAAATCTAGAGTATTTGTAAAGATTACTAAAACTAAAGTACTAGCTGCATTTGGACAATTAGTAGATGTTATATTTGGAACTGGTAAATTTCCTATTGGTGTGTCAGAAACTAAAATGCCTGAAGGCGAAACTGACATAGCTCATCTTGATATTAATAATCCAACTCCTAATTTAGAAACATCTATTCCAGATGATATAGGAAATAGAATAGATAATCCTTATGATATAGGTTATGAAGGAGATGGAAGAACTTTAAAACCCGGTGCATCTTTTTATAATGGAATTTTTGAAGATAGTCTAGAAGACCAAGCCAAAGATGCTGGTATGTTGACAGATGGAGCAAGTGCTAATCCACAAGCTATAGAAGTTAATCCTGCACAAAGAGCTGCAAGAAGAATGGAAAAACTTATCCATGACCAAATTGATGAATCAAATGGTTCTTCAGAAATTAGAAATGCTCTTTTAGAATCTGCTTTACTAGGTACAGGGATTGTAAAAGGACCATTTAATTTTAATAAAAAATTACATAAATGGGATGTAACTGAAGATGGAGAAAGAGAATATAATCCATTAGAAGTTAGAGTTCCTAGAATAGAGTTTGTAAGTTGTTGGGATTTTTATCCTGACCCTTCCGGAACTACTATGGATGAATGTGAATATGTTGTTCACAGACATAAAATGAATCGTAGTCAATTAAGGCAATTACGAAACATGCCATACTTTGATGAAGATGCTATTCGTGAAGCTATCCAAATGGGTGCTAACTATGTAGAAAAAGATTACGAATATGCTATCAAAGATGATAATAGAGCAGAAGAAGATTATCAAACTAACTTTGAAGTTCTTGAATATTGGGGTATTATGGATGCTGAATATGCAAGAGAAGTTGGTATAGAACTATCAGATAATATTGATGATTTAGATGAAGTTCAAATTAATGCATGGATATGTGGAGATAAATTACTTAGAGCAGTAGTTAATCCATTTACTCCATATAGAATACCATATCATGCTTTTCCATACGAAAGAAATCCATACAACTTCTTTGGTATTGGGATAGCAGAAAATATGGATGATAGTCAACAAATTATGAATGGTCATGCAAGAATGGCTATTGATAATTTAGCTATGTCAGGTTCATTAGTATTTGATGTAGATGAGTCTGCTTTAGTTGGTGGACAATCAATGGAAATATATCCGGGTAAGATATTTAGAAGACAAGCAGGAATGCCCGGACAAGCAATACATGGATTAAAGTTTCCTAATACATCACAAGAAAACTTAATGATGTTTGACAAGTTTAGACAACTTGCAGATGAACAAACTGGAATACCAAGTTACTCACATGGACAAACAGGTGTTCAAAGTATGACAAGGACTGCTTCAGGTATGTCAATGTTATTAGGAGCATCTAGTTTAAATATTAAAACTGTTGTCAAAAACCTTGATGACTTTTTATTAAAACCATTAGGTGAATCATACTTTCAATGGAACATGCAGTTCTTAGAAAATGAGCTTGATGTTAAAGGTGATTTAGAAGTTAAAGCTACTGGTACAAATAGCTTGATGCAAAAAGAAGTACGAAGTCAAAGACTAACTATGTTCTTACAAACTGCACAAAGTCCAGCTATTGCACCATTTGTTAAGATTTCTAAACTCGTAAGTGAACTTGCTTATAGCTTAGACTTAGACCCAGAGGAAATACTTAATGACCCTGAAGAAGCAGCTATCATGGCACAAATAATAGGAATGCAAAATGCTGGACAAACAAATGGCGAGGAAACTCAACCCGATAGTCAACAACCCCCAATGGCAGGATTACAAGGAACACCTCAACAACCTCAAGAACTTGGTGACACAGGAACTGGTGGTGGCAATATCGGAACAGGAAATGTACCGGTTGCAGGGGAAACTTCGTTTGCTGGTACTCCTAGAGCAGTTGCCGGAGCAGGTGAAGGAGGCACTTAATAGAAAAGAAAATGGATAAATTAAAAGGTAAACAAAAAAAACTAGATGCTAATAATGATGGTCAAATTAGTGGAGAAGATTTTAAATTATTAAGAGAACAAAAACAAGTAGGTGGTTCTATGGATGACCAAATGCAAATGGCTATGGGTATGACTGAAGAACCACAAATGATGGAAAAAAATACTTCTATGCTTCCAGATGAAGTAATGGAAGATAACTATTTAGATTTTATAATTGATGAAGCATTGACCGAAAATGAAGAGTCTATGCTAATGTCAAAACTAGAACAAGATGAGCAACTATCAATGCTATTTGATAAAGTATTAGAAGTTGCTTCAGAATTTGCTGGGTCTGGTCCTGTTGAAGGACCGGGTTCAGGAGTCTCCGACAGTATACCTGCAAGGTTGTCTGATGGAGAATTTGTCTTTACTGCAAAAGCTACAGAGGAAATCGGAGCTGATGAATTGATGCGTATAATGAAAGATGCTGAAGCTGCTGCAGATAAAAGACAAGGAATGCAAACGGGTGGTCAAATGGATAGTGGAGAAGAACAAATATTATCTGATATTGCTAAACCACAAGTAGTCAACCAAGGTACTAATGTATTTGAGGAAGATGAAATGGATAAAACAATTAAAAATAATATGGTTAATCCTAATGTCCAAAATGATTATGTCCGTAGCTAAAAAGCGATAGAGCTACCCTATTAGCATAGGCACTCTATTATAATAAACCCTTGAGGCGACCTTTACAAGACAAGCCCTGCAAGTGCACATCGCAGCTACCTTGTTTACGAAGCCCTGACTAGGAGAAAGAATATGACTAATAAAGTCCAACAAGAGGAAACGCCAAATCCTTACAATAAAAATAAATCTTGGCATAACGAAGATATAAAACCTTTTGAATCATCTGAAGGATTGTATTTTGATAAACCAGAAGATAAGAATAAATTATTTAAATCTAATGATATTAATCAAGCAGTACAAGAAGATGGTGTTGAAGTAGAAGAATTGGAATCTAAAAAAGACACTCCTTATAAGAAACCAGACTACAAAAAACGCTACGATGATTTAAAAAAACATTATGATAATAAACTTAATGAGTTTAAACACAGAGAAGAAGAGTTATTAAATCAAGTTAATCAACCTGAATACAAAGCTCCTAAAACTGTAGAAGAACTAGAAGAGTTTAAAAATAATTATCCTGATGTGTATGAAGTAGTAGAAACTGTTGCACATATGCAATCGGAGTCTAAAGCAAAAGTTCTAGAAGAACGCCTTAGTAAACTCCAACAGCGAGAACAAGAGTTATTACAAAAAGATGCAGAAAAAAGGTTAATGGATAGACATCCTGATTTTGAAGATATTAGAAACAGCGATGACTTTCATGGATGGGCAAAAGAGCAACCTGATTCTATTCAGAAATGGATATACTCAAATGCTGATGATGCCGATTTAGCTTCTCGTGCTTTAGATTTATTTAAAAAAGATATAGGTATGGATGTTCCTAAACAGACTAAGTCATCTTCTAGGACACAATCTGCTGCTGACATGGTATCAACTAAAACAACAAGTGTTGAACCTAAACAGGAAAAGATTTGGTCCGAAAAGGAGATTGCTGCTATGAGCATGGATGAGTTTGATAAGTACGAAGAGGAAATATCAAACGCTATGCAAGAAGGCAGAATCACAAAGTAACTATTATAACTTAAAAGGAGAAGTATCATGGCTCAATTTTTTGAACCCTCAACCGATACAAATGCTAACTTTGCAAACTCTGTAAGTGGACAAGCTAATAGTTTCTTCCTACCTAGTATTTATTCTAGAAAAGTATTAAACTTTTTTAGAAAGAGCTCAGTAGTAGAAGCTATAACAAACACCGACTATGCTGGTGAAATATCTGCTTTTGGAGACTCTGTAAAGATTATAAAAGAACCAGTTATCTCTGTGTCTGATTACACAAGAGCAACTGATACAACTGTAACAAGACTAACTGACCAAGAACTTACTTTGGTTGTTGATAGTGCTAAAGCTTTCAAATTCATCGTAGATGATATTGAAACAAATATGTCACATGTCAACTTTAAAGAAGTCGCAACATCATCTGCTGCATATGCATTGAGAGATTCATATGATGCTGCTGTTATTGCAACTATGTTCTCAGGAGTTTCTAGTTCTTCACCTGACCATGTGTTAGGTACTGACAATGCTACTGACTTAGCTGCTGGTACATTTGATGGAACTGGTAACTTGGACATTGGTTTTGGTACAAGTGAGCATGACCCAATTGATGTAATGGCTAGAATGGCAAGACTTTTAGATGAACAAAATGTACCTGAAGAAGGTAGATGGTTCGTTGCTGGTCCTGACTTCTACGAAGTACTAGGTCAAGCTTCATCTAAGTTGCTATCTGTAGACTTCAACGCAGGTCAAGGTTCAATTAGAAATGGATTAGTATCAAGTGGAAAACTAAGAGGATTTGAGATGTATAAATCTAACAACATTGCTGCAACATCTAATGCTGCTGGTAAATGTTTAGGTGGACACATTTCATCTACTGCAACTGCTCAAACTATTATTTCAACAGAAACACTAAGAGACCCAAGTTCTTTTGGTGATATAGTTAGAGGATTGCATGTATACGGAGCAAAGGTTTTAAGACCAGAAGCTTTAGTATCAGCTTTCTACGGAATTGATTAATAATCAATCGGGGGAGTCTTAGGACTCCTCCACTTTTATAAGGAGAAAAAATGGAAGAACAAATAACATATTACGAAACCATTCAAGAAAAAGAAGAGAAGTGTTCAGAGATGCTTGGACATAATACTATGAAAATGGAATGGGAAGAGAAAAAAGCTCAAAAGGAGGAGTAACATGAAATATAAAGCAGGAATGAAAGAAGATAAAAAAAGAATGGGTATGATGTATGGTGCTATGCCAAATCGAAAAAAAACAGCTAATGGTATGAAAATGAGAAAAACTATGGATGTTGGTGGTTTGGTTAAAAATGCTATGAATGTTCAAACACCTAATTAATCATGGGTAAAGGAGTAAAACATTATAAAAGAGATGGTACTGAACATAAAGGTAGTATGCATAAAATGCCTAATGGACAGTTACATACTAACAAAACTCATACTAAAACAAGTGTAAGACTTTTTCATTTTAAAGACTTAAGTAAAACAGCACAGAAAAAAGCTAAAGGCAAAAAATAATGGCTACGACATATTTAGATTTAACTAACGAAGTTCTTCGAGAACTAAATGAAATACCTTTAACATCTGCAAACTTTGCAACTGCAATAGGTTTGCAAAAATTTGTTAAGGATGCAGTTAATAAATCTATATTTGATATAGCTAATGCAGAACCACAATTACCTTTTTTTAGTGCAGGTGTAAGTGGAAGCACAGACCCGTTTTATGGTAATACAACAGTAGCAACTGTAGCAGGACAAAGATTTTATACTTTAAAAGATGGTAGTTCTAGTATTACTACAGATTTTTCTTCAATAGATTGGGATGACTTTTACATAACAACAATAAATGTAAGTGGAGAATCAAGTCCTTTTGTTTCTAAAGGATTAAAATATTTAACACTTGCAGATTGGAGAAGATATTATAGAGATAGTGAAAACTCAGATGATGCAGATTCTACACATGCAGAACCTGTATATGTAATTAAATCTCCAGATAGTAGAAAGTTTGGATTAAGTCCAATACCTGACAAAGTGTATAATGTACATTTTTATGCATTTACAAAACCTACAGCTTTAGATGCTCATGGAGATACAATGGTTTTACCAGAGCAATATAGTAATGTAGTAACTGCAAGAACTAGATACTATGTATGGCAGTTTAAAGAAAGTCCACAACAAGCAGCTTTTGCTTTAGATGATTATAAAAAAGGAATGAAGCATATGAAATCTAATCTTATGAATCCAACGCCTAAGTACATGACAGATGATAGGACATACTTTTAATGGCTAGAAGTCAACCATATACAGTTGCAGTTGATGGAGGATTAGTAAGTTCAACTAATGTTATTAATTTACTTAAGACTCCCGGAGTTGCAAAAGACTTAAGAAACTTTGAGGTTTCTACAGAAGGTGGTTATAGAAGAATAAATGGCTATCAAAAGTTTGGTACAACAAATGCTACAAAACCTACAGGAAGTACAACAAATATATTAGGTGTGTTTCCTTATGCAGATGGTGTTATAGCTACTGCAGGTACAGGAATATTTTTTAGTAATGATGGTCAAACTTGGTTAAATATAGGTAGAGCTTCTGTATCAGGAAGTGGAGATAACTATACAGCTTTTACAGGTAGAAGTACACTAACAAGAACTTCACAGGGTCAATGTCAGTTTACATTATTTGATGGAGCTACATTTGATTATGGTCAAGTTATTATAGCTGATGGAGCTAACAAGCCTTACATATTTAGAATGGAAGGTACAGGCGATTTAAATACTAGAACATTTTTTGCAGAAGAAATAACTGTAACAGGAACTAAAGGTGTTAAATATGTTACAACTCACGATAAGCATTTAATAACTGCAGGAGTTGAAGATAATTTAAGTACAGTATTTTATAGTGCTACACTAGACCCTACAAGCTTTAGTGGTACTGGTTCAGGCTCTATAGTAGTAGAAGACCAAATAGAAGGAATTAGAGGATTCCGTAATGAATTATTTATATTTTGTACGAACAGTATATTTAAATTAATAAATATAAATGATTCAAGTAATATAGCTATTGTACCAGTAACAAAGAATGTTGGTTGTTTAAGTGGTTATAGTATTCAAGAAATTGGTGGTGATTTAATATTTTTAGCACCAGATGGATTAAGAACAGTTGCTGGTACTGCAAGAATCGGAGATGTTGAGTTAGGTACAGTTAGTAAAGCTATACAACCTTTAGTAACAGAACTAGCAGAAAATATAAATACATTTGTAATAGATAGTGTTGTACTAAGAGAAAAATCACAATACAGATTATTTTATACAAATACAAGTTTAGAACAAACACAACAAAAAGGAATTATAGGAACATTAAGACCAAACGGGTTTCAATGGTCAGAGACAAGAAGTTTAGAAGTTACTGCAATAGGTTCTGGATTTGATAGTAATAATGTAGAACAATATTATCATGGAGATACAGAGGGTTTTGTTTATCAACATGATACAGGAAATAGTTTTAATGGTAGTAATATATTAGCTAGGTTTGAAACACCTAACTATGATTATGGTGATTTAGGAACATTAAAGACTTTACACTATGTAAGAGTTTCAGCAAGTTCAGAAGGTATTGTTGAACCAGACTTACAAGTAAGATTTGATTATGGTAATACAGATATACCACAACCACCAGATTTATTTGATATAGGAGTTATTAATCCACCTTCAAAGTTTGCAGATGCATTGTTTAATACTAATGTATTTGGTGGAGGAGATAATCCTTTAATAAGAGTTCCATTACAAGGAAGTGGAACAAGTAACAATTTTACAATTATAAGTGATGACACAAAAGCCCCTTATACTATAAATGGTTTTTATGTAGATTACATACCTTCAGGCAGGAGATAAGATATGGCATTAACAAAAGTAACTTCAGCATTAACTAATTTAGATGGTGGTATTACTATTGATAACATTACAATAGATGGAACTGAAATAGATTTAAGTTCAGGTGATTTAACTATAGATGTAGCAGGAGATATTATTCTTGATGCAGCAGGAGATAATTGGTTATTTAATAAAAGTGGTACAACTCTTTTAAACATACAAAAAGATGGAGATAATGTAGAGTTTATAAGTAGTATTTCTGATGGAGATATAAAATTTAGAGGAAATGATGGTGGTTCTACTATAACTGCCCTCACCCTTGATATGTCAGATGCAGGTAAGGCTTTTTTTAATGCAGGAATAGCTGCAAACGATACAAGTTTTATTACACATGTACATAGCAATCATACTAACGGATTGTTTATAATAAACTCACAAGCTGGTGGTTATGGTTCTGCATTAACTTTCCAATCTGAAAGGTCTGATAATAATGTCATAGTAACAGCAGCAAGAATAAGAACCGAGGGTGCAGAAGCTTGGAATGCTGATGATGCAGTTAGTAGTGTATTAATATTTGAAAGTGTACAAGATAACTCATTAAATGAAAGAATGAGGTTTACCAGTGGTGGTAACTTACTTTTTGCTACTACATCAAGTCCTGCAACAGCAGGTGGTGAGGGAGCTGTTTTAGAATCAGTTTCTAATGGAGCTAGATTAAACATAGCAAGGTCAGCAAATGCAATTTTAATAGGGTTTTACAATCAAAATGGTGAGGTTGGTAATATTTCAACTTCTGGTTCAGCAACAGCTTATAACACATCTTCAGATGCAAGACTTAAGGATATAACAGGAGAAGCAAGAGGTTTAGAAGTAATAAATCAACTTAACCCAGTAGCTTACAACTGGAAAGCAGATGGTAAATCTGATGAAGGTCTTATAGCACAAGAGGTTATGAATATAGTTCCAAACGCTGTAAGCCAAAATGAAGATGATAAATACTATCAAATGGACTACAGTAAATTAGTAACACCTCTTATAAAAGCTATACAAGAACAACAAGAACAAATTGATGCCTTACAATCTGAAATTAATATTTTAAAAGGAGAATAATATGGCAATAGGATATACTTGGGATTGTAAAACTTGTGATACATATCCTACAAAAAGTGGTAAATCAAATGTGGTTTATAATGTACATTGGAGATTAACTGCTACAGACGACACTAATAAAGACAGCGATGGTAATAATTGGACAGCATCTTGTTATGGTGCACAAACATTAGATACATCTGATTTATCTAGTTTTAAAAATTGGTCTAGTCTTACTAATAACGATGTACAAAGTTGGGTAGAAACTGCATTAGGTAGCGATACAGTAACTAATATGAAAGCATCATTAGATGCAAATATAGCTAAAAAAATTACACCAACTTCTGTACAAAAAACATTGAGTTCTTAATATGGCTACGCAAGAACCAGTAGTAATGATTGATGACAAAGAAATTAAAGTGGAGTCGCAAGTAAAACATAACAAAAAAATGGAGAGTAAATAATGGCAGGATATACAAGACAAAGTTCTTTTGCAGATGGAGATACAATTACTGCTGCATTATTCAATAACGAATATAATCAGTTAGTAAATGCATTTCACAATTCAACAGGACACACACATGATGGCACAGCAGCCTCTGGTCCTGTTATAGGATTAATAGGAGATGCAGGAGAAACTTCTCCAAACAATAAAGTATTAATAGATACTACAAATAATCATATAGAATTTTATGTAGAAGTATCTTCTAATCCAGTACAACAAATATACATAGGCGATGGTGTTATAGCTCCTGTAACAGATAGTGATGTAGATATAGGTACAACAAGTTTAAGATTTAAAGATGCATTTATAGATTCTATAACTACTACAGGTAATGTAGCAGTAGGTGGTAATCTAACAGTAACAGGTACTACAACATTTAATGGTGGTACTATTACTATGGGTGATGCAGCTACTGACAATGTAGTCTTTGGAGCTGATGTAGATTCTAACATTATTCCAGATGATGATAACACATATGACTTAGGTAGTTCTTCACAACAATGGAAAGATATTTATATTGATGGTGTAGCTTACTTAGATGCAATAGATTTTAATGGAACAACAATTACAGCTACTGCTGCTGAACTAAACATTTTAGATGGAGTAACATCTACAGCAACAGCACTGAATTTATTAGATGGTGTTACAGCAACTACAACAGAACTTAATTATGTAGATGTAGCTACAGCAGGAACTGTAGAAGCTTCAAAAGCTGTAGTAGTAGATAGTAATAAAGATTTTACTGGTGCAAGAAACATAACAATAACAGGTGAAATTGATGCAGCTACACTAGACATATCAGGTAATGCAGATATAGATGGTACACTTGAAACAGATGCTTTATCTATAAATGGTACAACAGTTACAAGTACTGCAGCAGAGTTAAACATTCTTGATGGAGTTACTTCAACTGCAACAGAGCTTAATTTACTTGATGGTGTTACAGCAACTACAGCCGAGTTAAATATTTTAGATGGTGTTACTTCTACTGCTACTGAATTAAATTTATTAGATGGTGTAACTTCTACTACAGCAGAACTTAATATACTTGATGGAGTTACAGCTACAGCAGCAGAGATAAATACTCTTGATGGTATTACATCAACAGTTGCAGAACTAAACATCTTAGATGGTGTTACAGCTAGTGCAACTGATATTAATCTTATAGATGGTATAACAAACGGAACAGTAATAGCAAGTAAAGCTATTATAACAGATGCAAACAAAGACATTACTGGTGGTAGAAATATTACTATTAGTGGTGAGTTAGATGCAGCCACATTAGATATTAGTGGTG